AGACGTTAGTAAATTTAGTTTTTAAATTGGTGAAAAATCCATTTTCACCCGCAGTAGTTGGTTCGCCGTCCGCGCCAACTGGAACTTTCTCTCCACCTCCGACTTTAAATTGATTAAGGTCACGCTCACCCCCAGCTGTAGCACCAGCAGCTGATGGGGCTGCGGTCATAACTACATAAAGAGGATCTGTTTTTGTGCCGCAAGGCTTCTTACAGGCTGCGTCTTTAAGTGCTTCTGCGCCAGCCTCTGCGCCTGATTTTGCAGCTTCCGTTCCTCCTGAAACTCCATTTGCTGGCGTAGATGTGGATGAGGGAGATCCGATACCAAAAATATCTTTAATTCCACCACTGACTTTTTTCACGCCATCAAATAAACCCGTGGTAGCTTGAGCTGCTGCTTGTTGTAAAAACGCATCCCTCATGTAGCCTAAGAAATTTCTTCCAGCATCGGATAAAGCATCATCTAAATCTTTGGCCCCGCTTACAGCATCAATTAATGCTGTTCCTAAATTCTCTGAGAATTTTAATGGGACCTCTGTCCCTAGTTCGAGTTTAAAGTTGTCTACCTTATCTTTTAGAGATGCGAGACCAATATTTAAACCTTTTGTAAAATTGACGTTGTCCGCTTCATTTTTTATGTTTCTCACTGTTTCGAGGTTCACTTCCAACACATCTGATTGGTTTTCTAGCACAGACAATTGATCTTCCAGCGCTTTAATTTGCTCATTAGTTAATGACGTCTGTGTCAAGTTGGCGCTCGCTAGTTTTTGACTTATAACCTCCTTTTTGTCTTCAATATCTGCTTGTTGTTCACCGAATGATAATTCTTGCTTTTTAAGCTCCAGAGTCCTCAACTGTGCCGATGTCAGTATGGCGGAATTTGCTATCTGTTGGTCTAACAAACCATTAGCTTTAGCGTTTGCTAAATTTCTTATATTAGAATTAGCGGTTTGGGTTGATTGTAGGCTTACTAAAGTTGCGTTAAGTGCAACATCGCCTTTTAAAATATCAGAGTTCGTTTGTGCAATAAAAAGTTTATTTTCAACAACCTTTAAACCCTCTTGATTTATTGCTAGCAAAGCCTTAGCCTCGGAAGATATCTTTGAATTAAGATTGTTTTGCTTTAGAGTAAGCATGACTCCTTCTAAAATTAAATCATCCTTCTCTTTTAATAAATCATTCAGCTTAGCCTGGGAGGTAATTTGAGATATCTCGCTAGTATTTCTACCTTGTTTTTTTGCTACAACCCTATCAACCTCCACTTTGGTTTCTACGGTCTGTCTTTTTAACTGCTCTAGAGTTATGTTTCTTTGGGTTTTTAACCTTTCTTCTTCTGCAGCAAGTAGAGCTGCCGCCTCTACATTAGCTCTTTGATAACCCCCTATTTGGCTATCCAGTTCGACGGTTAATTGAGTAGCCAAACCAACTTCATCTTTTTTGAGGAGGTTTACAGCTTCTTGGATACCCTGTGTATCTGTCGCTGATTCTAAAGCTGCTTTGAATTTCGCCGCCAACTCCGCTTCAATCTGGTTTTGTTCGTCAAGACCTGTTATTGTGTCTAACACTGTATCTTTAACGTCGTTGAGATTTTTTTGTGTGTTATTTATAAAATCTGCCTGAGCCTTCAACTCGTCATTTTGAAGAGATAAAACTGTTTTAAGTGTTTGGTTTGTTGTTAGCGCTTGTCTAAATGTATTCGCTAATTGATCTGCTTGTTGGTTAGCTTCTGAATTCAGAAAAGATTCTTGAGCTGAAGATTTGATATCGTTAAAAAGATCACGGATAGAAAGAACCTTATCAGTTGCCGCATCATATGATCCCAGAACAGACGCATCTATCCCTATATCTAGAGCTATTTTTGCTTTATTAAGAACATCCAACCTTTCTTGGATGCGGCTTATTTCTTCTTGTGTTTCTCTAAGTCTCGTGTTAGCACTCTCCCCTACTGTCAACCCAGCATCGCTCCTTTGTTGAGTCAAATCTTTGCCAGTGAGGCGACCTGATTTACCTTTACCAAGAACCGCATTTAAAGAAGTCTCCCTTTCTTTAAGCCTTTCTAATTTAGTGCTGCCACGATCAATTTGTTTTTGCGCTGCTGCTTTTTGCTTTTGTTTTTCTTCTATATCGCCAGCTGCAGCGGCTTTTTCTAGGAATGTTGTATTTTTTGCTCTAGCAGCCGCCTCTCTTTCCGCAGCTTTAGCTGATTTACCAAAAGCACTAGTTATTAATCCAATACCACTTGTACCAGTAGCGACTTTAATCAAACCATTAAGAGCTGTAAAACCTAAAATCAAAGGTCCTATAACTGGCAAAAACCTAGAAAAACCTGCACCGACTTTAAATAAAGTTTTAAGAACACCTGCGCCTGCTGTTGATGTGGCTTTTTTAGAGAATACACCCGCCGCCAAATCTATGCCCCCTTTACCTACGCCTGTCGCAGCTGCTGCCTTGCCTGCACCAAACCCAGCCTTCAAAGCTTTTGCTCCACTTTTGAGTCTTCCGACACCCAAAAGACTGCTAGCTATTTTAGCAAATGCGGCTTTAGCGTCGCCACCAAGTAATCCAACTGTTTGTAGTGATATTAGTGCGGTAATAAATACCTGAGTAGCGTCAGCGGCATCAGATAGTCTTCTTGCAAAACCGCTAGATTCGTCTGTAATTGTACCAAACGCACTACTCAAACCATAAGAAACGGTTTGCAGCGCTAGTATTGTACCCAGCTGGTTTGTATTAGACTTATTAAGTTTATCTCCAGATTTAGCCACTCTTTCTAGGCTTTTTTCAGGACTATCGTTTGGTGAAGCAAAATTTGGTATAAAACCGCCAGCCGATCTACCGCTAGGGATTCTTCCTGTTGGTTCGTCTCTGGTGTTTGTGACGGCTAATCCTTGTGGGTTCCTTGAATTGCGAAGCTTGCCACTTTGGTTTATTCTTATTTGATTAACAGAAAGTCCTGCGGCTTTTTCTCTTGATATAGCATCCTCAAGAGCGGTAGTAACCGTCTTATTTAAAAATCCATCTCCAGCAAAATTAGGGATAAAACCCCTAGATGATCGTTTTGTAGGGCCAAATTCTTTTTTCTGGCCGCTTGCACTAAACACTCCTCCAGCCCGAACTTTTGCTGCTTTTATTTCTCCTGAAGCATCTTTTGATATTCTATTGCCGCCGCCACTAAACTTCTCTATTTTGTTGGCCATACTTTTATTGATATCTGGACTGATACCAATTTTAGCTTCTACAAATTTTTGATCTGTTAAAGATGGGAACAAGCCACTTAAATCTTCAATGGCTCTATCTCCTATAAAGTCAAACGTTGCTGTTTGCCCCCCATCAAATTCAGGAGACTTTAAAAGAGAACTTATAGCTGCCTCAAATATAACTCCAGCCAAAGAAGAAACGGACCCAGCATTACCCAATTTCGTTTTTGATTCAGGGGTTGGTTCGCCATTAGTCATAGTAAGAGCTTCCCTTGTGGCCAAATTTATCCCAAAATCTTTTACATCTTTTATAAGCTCATCTTGATTTTTTGATTTTAAATTGGTTTTTGAATAACCAAACACATCAAACTGGTATGACTGCCCACTTTTAGCAAGGGCGGTTTGCCTTGGACTTCCGCCTGGAATCGGCACAACCATAGCATATTTTGAATTATATATAGGAGGCTTTCCGTTGGACTTTTGTTGTTTTTTAGCAAAATTCGGGATAAAACCACCAGCAGCATTTATTTTTTTAGCACCAGAAGGTAGACCCATTGTTCTAACCATATTGCGATTAAAAATAGCATCCCCACCACCAGCATAATTTGGTACAAAATATTCGCTACTATTAGCTACCATCGTTCCCCGCTTACCGCCACCAAAAGCAAAATTTGGAATTGAAACGACTTTAGAGCTAGATGGCGCACCACCCACCCCGCGAGAAACATCACGAGATTCAGCACTCACATATCCATCAGCAGCTCTACCGCCTGGCTTTCTAACGCCAGATTCTCCACCTCTTAAACCAGCCCCAAATAGCGCTGGAGTAACCGTGGCGGCTACTTGTTGAACTCTTGCAAGTGATGCTGCTTGCTGATTATAAATTTTTAATAAAGCTAATTCTTGAGCAGCTTTATCTCCACTTAGAGATAAAACTCTTCTTTGTATATCTTCGTTTTGTAAAAGAGTTTGAAGAATAGATTTTTGTAAAATACTTTGTTGTTGAGCCGCTTTGTTTACCCCTAAAAGAGATTTCAAAGAAGTCACACCAAACTTCGTTAAATCAACAAATAATTTAACAAATATAGCTCCGACTAAAGCTAAACCAGGACCAGTTAATACAGCCCCGATGCCAGAAACTATACCTTTAGCGAATTTAGATCCAACAGAATCCCCTTGGAGTAAAGTTGAAATCTTTTCAATAGCACCCGAAACGGTTCTTAAGAGGTCTTTGGCTGCATCAGCAAAACCAATATCCCCCAATATAGAAGAAAATTCTTGAGCAGAGATTTTTACATTGTTAATTAAAGCTTCTAAAGTTACATTTAAAGCTTCATTTTTCGCATCTAAACTACCAACAGAGCCACCTATTACTTCTAAAACTTGAGTAAATTTGCTGCCTTCATTACCTAAATCTTCGAAAAGAGTAAGTAAATTTTCTATCTGTCTAGCTCCAGCTACTTTTTCTAAAATAGCAGAGCCTTCTAAACTTTTTACGCCACCCAACTCTTCGACTTTTTTCTTTAAGTCTTCCATTAGTGGTATAAACGGGCGGATCTTTTTTTCCGAATCTAAAACAGCTATACCTAATTCGTCGAAAGTTGATAAAACATCCGCTCTTTTGGTTCTAGTAAAAATGGTCTTGAAAGCATTACCAATAACAGCTCCACCTCTCTGAGTTCTTTCTTCAACAGTTGTTACGATAGCAAGTAACTCATTAAAAGAAACGCCAGCAGCTCTAGCTGAAGATGAAGATCTTTTCAAACCTTCTATCAAACTTTCGGTGGATGTAGCAAACTTGGTATCTACTTGAGAAAGTCTATCACCAATTTGGGCTACAGTTAAGCCAGAACCTTCAAAACCCTTAAACGCAGCGGTTATTCCAGAAACAGCTTTCTGAGAATCTATGCCAGCCACACGGACTAATTTTAAAGCGACAGAAACTCTTTCTAGTGATTGCTCAACACTTAAACCTTGACGAGCTAATTCTAGAGCGCCTTCAGCAACTTGATCAAAAGCTGTGCCAGTATTTTTAGCTACATCGAATATACCAGAACCAAATTGTTTGATTTGCTTCTCAGTGCCACCAAGAATAGTATTAATTTTTGCAAAAGTAGCCTCGACCTTGATCGTATTTGAGACGAGAGCGCCAAAAGCTTGAGATAATTTATTTATAACAGCAACAGAAGCACCGAAAGCTAGGACACGCGCATTTGACGCCTCTAACGACTTTCTAAATTCGTCAGCTTGGCCAGTTATTTTACCTAACGGTCTAGTTAATTTATTAAGTGACGCTGCTCCACCGCTAAAATCAACTTGCTTAGCCTTGGATTTGATGTTTGACAAAGCAGCATCAACCTTAGCGGTGATTACTGGATCAAATTCTATTCCTATTTTTTCCCTAGCCATATAATGGTTTTACACTTAATTTCCGTGTAGAGCCATCATTTCTTTCATATTCAGCGATCCGCCTTTTTTCTTTATTTCTTTCGATAAATCGACAACGGTTTCGCCATTTTTCTTTAATAATTCTATATCTTCTTTGTCTGCACCAAAATAAGTTGAGGCCCCCTCTCTGCCGCTATGATCAACTTTTCTAGAATCACCGTGTTGGTTTTCATAAAAACCAATTAAAAGATCTGGATCTTTGGCTACGTTTTCTGGAATTTTCTCTGAAGAGTTTTTAAAAATACTCAAAAAATACCTAGCATAAGATATCAACTTCAATTGGAAGTTGGTTAAATTTTTTAAGGGTTGGCCAAATACACCTATTACATCTTCGCAAAATGGAAGATATAAAGAAAAATGGCCGCTGAGTACCGCTTTTGAAATATTTTTATCTTGAAATTTTGAAAAGAAATCTTTCTGAAATACATACATCTGTATCTCTTTGGTTTGTTCGTTTATATAAAGACTATCAAATACTGGATTTTTATATTCTTTATCGTAAAACAACATGCTTTCGACTATTATTTTTTGTATAGCGTTGTTAACATATTTTTCACAGGTTAAGCCCAAAATACCAGACCGATCCGAGCGCATATTATTTATTAAAACATTTTTGTCTTCTATTTCTTTTACCATCTTTTTCTTTTGCGATGGCAACACAATTTGAGAATAAACATTATTTAAAGATTTAACCTCTGATTCATATTTTTTTATCAAATCCTCCTCTTCTTGAGTCCACATTTCTTGGTGTATGCTGTCAGCTAACGCTTCCTCCTCGGTTTGCAAACCCTTAGAAACAGCTTCCCCATGTAGAAGAGAGGTTTTTGATATAATATCCCTTTGCTCGTGTTGCAATAAATGCTTAAAGTATAAAGGACCAAAAGAACTATTGATTACAGAAACCCCCTGTAATATTTCAGATATTATATCTAAATCTAAATCACTATCCATCCTGCTTCAAAAACTTATCTATATCATCGCTGGTAGCATCTTGCGAGAAAAACCAGTAACCGATAATTTTAGATAACTTAATGACAGCGTCATAGTAAAACCCACCTTCTTCTTCATATTTAGCATAAAAATCCTCAAGCTTTTCTTCAAAATCAACACCACTAAAAAAAGATTCGTTTTCGTCGTCTTTATTAACCACCTTAGATAGATTAATAACATACCACAAAAGAGTTTCTCTCTCAGCTTTTGCGTCTGCTGTGTGCTGATAAACGGTTTGCAAAGATGTTTCTAGGTTGACCAAGTCTCTTCTGAGAGAATTAATCTTTAACTCTAACTTGTCTGCCTTATCTTTTTCTTTTGGGTCATCAAGAGCCTTAATCAACTGAAATTCGGTCTCCATATCATTTAACTTCTTCAAAGATTGAAGCAGCTCTTTAGATTCATCGTCTGATAAAGCCCCTCCATTATCTGCATATTTCTTCACAAGCATAGCTTTTGTGACAATGCCCATTTTAATAGCCTTGCTTAACTGTACAGAATAATATACTTCTGCATCATCAGCCATACGTCTGGTAGGTTTTTCTATAACAAATTTAACTGGCACTTTGACAGTTTTGTTTGAAATAACAGTCTCTTCTTCCCCGTTTTTATTTTTTCTCTTTTTTTCAATAGCCTGCTTTTCAGACTTTGTTTCCGTAAACTCGTAAATGCTTTTTTTTGACATAATTAATTTTTAAACCTAAATTCTACCGTTAGATTATCTAACTCACTATTATAATCTCGCAAAACAGAATTTCCAATGTCAAGAACTCTTTTTCTATAAATTTCATAATATTCATCATCAAAATAATCAGCCATTTCGATTAACGAATGGTTTTCTTTTGGCAAGCTGTCATAAAGCTTCTCAAAATTAATTTCGTGAACTGCTTGCATCTCCTCTAAAACTTGTAAAAAAGATTTAAACAGAAACCTAATATGATGACCTGATCGATCATTTAAAAACTCCTTTGCAATCATAATAATCCTTATCCCTACTACACATTACACTAAAATAGTGTAATAATAGATATGCCCACCTCTTTAATATCTGAATCGCAAAAAAATACAATTAAAGACATAATAGATGATATCCACGAAACATTCGCTAGAGATATTACTGTTTATGAAGAGGGGGAGAAAGTTTTAATAGCTTCTAGCTCTCAGTTTAACGGAATTTATGGCAGGACATCTGGCGGGGAGAGTACAACACAAAGAACAGTTATCTCCCACACAATAAATGCTAGAATAAAATATATTAATGCAGACAAAGATGTATTTAATACCTCCTCAGCATCTCAATTGGGTATTGAATATATAGATGGCTTGGTAAGAATTACTGTAGACCTTCCTGGCTTTACAATCTTAAAAGAAGCAAAACGCTGCGAGTTTGAGGGTAGAAAATATACAATAAGTAGCAAAGGAAACCCAACAGGCATCTTCGGGCCTCAGTATTATCATTTTTACCTATCCCCAATTGAAGAATAATGTCTCTTTCCACTAAAGTAAAATCAGAATTAATAAGGAAGGCTCCAGCAGCGGTTAAATTGAATGTTCAAAAAAGATTTCAAAAAGCGTTTCAAAAAATTAAAAATGAAATGATTGCGGATTTCATGAATCACCCAGTTACTCTTGAAATTAATGGCGGGACAGCGGCCCGAAATATAAGCGGCACACTTAATGGTATAACAAACCTTTTTTCGTTTATTGGTTTTGAGAAAGGCTCTGACCCAATAAGAGACATAGAGGACTTGCTATACGAAACTGATTTTGAATTTGTCAGAACTACAAACAACTCGATTGAGTTCGCCGTAAACATACCAGACGCTAAAGATATTTTTGATGTCACCCCTATGCCCTGGTCACCAGGTAGGAGTTGGGTCAAAGGGATTGAAACAGGAATTTCTGGACTGGGTTATTATTTAAAAACAGAAAGGGATACGAGTAGATCTGGGCTTGGTATTCAATCCGCAAAACAAGTTAGAAAAAAAGGTGTAAAGTTTAAAAATACAACTTATATTTCTCAATTTTTAAAAGAATATAGAAAAAAATTTAAAAACATAAAAATATGAAACCTCAATACCAGCACGAATTAATGACCAGTTTTTTGCTTTGGTTTGATAACCATTTGCTACAAAAAGGAGAGGCTTATTCTAATAAGACTGGTACATTATATAGTTTTGAAGATTCCAGGCTCCCTAGCTCCTATAAAGTTTTTGCAAGCCCATACAAACAGTGGGTATCTGATTCCTCTATAACTGGGGAAGTAAACCCAATCATTCCGACGTCTTTCGTGGGCTTAGACAGAACAGATGACTTGATTTTCGATTTTGAAAATGGTAGGGTTATAGAAACTGGCGGTAATTTAATTGGTAATGAAGTTTTAACTGGGGAATTTGCGGTTAAAGACTTTAACGTGTACTTTACCAACGAAACAGAAGAGGATTTAATTTTAGAAAATAAATTTGAGTTAAATAGCAGATATCAACAAACCCCAGAAGCCATTGATCCATATGATCAAGTGGTCCCAGCAATTTTCTTGAATTGCGAATACATGAGAAACGAAGGTTTTGCATTCGGTGGGGAAGATCTTACCAAGACGACAATAAGAGCGGTTGTTCTGGCTGAAAATTCTTATCAATTAGATGGTGTATTATCAATTTTCGCAGATTCATCTAGGAAAGCTATTGTAAAAATACCTTTTTCAATGTATCCCACAACAGAATACGGGGACATAAAAAACGATTACTATAATTACACGGGTTTAATTTCTTCTTATGATGGTAGTAATAAGTACTTCATCGACGATGTAACCGTATCAAAATTCTCAGAAAGAGCGCAAAATAATTCTCCAGGTGATGTCCAAGTTGGTTTCATAGACTTTGACGTCTCTACAGTTAGGATGCCTCGTTCTTAATTTCACACTTCACATTTCACATTTAAAACTTTTAACTGTAAACAATACTAAAATATCATGGCCAAAAATAGAGTTATTTATCAATCAGACGCGTTGTTCGCAAGCCAAACAGTAAATTCTACTGGCGCTGGCCAACACGCCCAACTTCGCAGAGTACAATCCGCGAATTATTCATTTAATATCAGCAGAACTGACATTAACCAATTCGGACAGCTTGCTAGACTTGAAGCTATTATCCTAGAGTCTCCGACCGTGTCTTTTGACACGTCTTATTATCTCGGAGATGGTTACAATGAGCAGGCTCTTGGTTTTGCCAATGATTCCGACTACAGTGTCGGTTTCATTTCTGGTCAAATTGCCTCAACAAGTGGTCAAAATTTCTATATTCTGACAGCTCCAGAAGGTTTTGACGCCAACTTTAACACGACAAATAATACTTATAATACTATAGGTATTGGTAATGCGTTCTTGACAGACTATAGTCTTGAAGCTTCTGTCGGAAGTATCCCAACCGTTAGCATCTCCTATGAAGGCACTAATATGAATGCTACTGCTAATGTCACTGGCGGTGCGCAAGGATTTAGCGGAATCGACGGAGTAGGCATTGACCCAGAAGATGGGTCGCGATTGGCTGAACAGATATTAGGTGTTGTCTTACCACCAGCATCTCAAGGTACTGGCACTAGTGGTGTTGTAGCTCCTTCAGCCTTGCGCCCAGGAGATATGGTATTATCTCTCGCTAACGCCGATGGCGACACAATAGTTGATTTGGCTAACGATGGTGGTTCCCACATTCAAAGTATCTCAATGTCGATTCCTCTAGGTAGAACCGCAATTGATAGACTTGGTAGCCGATTTGCTTTCGCTCGTGTTGTTGATTTCCCAATTACTCCTACCCTATCTGTTTCGGCTATTGTTTCAGAAACTCAAGACTTCACAATTAGCCAAATCATTGATACTGACGAATTTATTCCTTCTTTGGAATTCACGTTTAGAGACTTCGACTCATCCTCCACTCCGATGTCATCATTTAGAATGACCAATCTTAAGCTTGATAGTGAATCGATTAGTTCTAGCGTCGGCCCAAATAAGACTGTTGATCTATCGTTCTCCCTATCTGTTGGTGGACCAGATGATAATGTTAATAATATTTATCTATCTGGAAAAAACACCGTTAATCCGTTTGGCGCTTACAACTTCGTTGCACCAGCTCCTTAAGGTTAAAAAACAAACACTTATAATTAAAACAAAGCCCCCTCAAATCGAGGGGGTTTTTTATTGCACAAAAAAGCGTAACCCGTTTAAGGTTACGCTATCAGAGATAAACTCTGGGGTAAATTATTTATCTTTTACGAAGCTTCAATCCCACCAACTTGTCTTGGGCTAGATTGATATCCGTTGTAATTAGTAACTAAGTCTTGTAGCTCACTACGAGCATCCTGAGCAAGACTCTTGTATACTTTGGACACTTCGTTCTTATTAACAAATGTAATGGCATTATCGCCGTCTCTGACGCTAAGAATGTTGCCATCTGTGTCATTAGCTATACCACGAACAGCATTTCGTGTTTGTTTGGTATAATAATGATTAAGATACATCTGCTTATAAATAGACTGCTCTTCTTGGTTAAACCCAGATATATTACCATTATCTCCAGAGAAATTCGTAAATAACAAATTATTTAATTGCCCCAAATTAGCATCGAGCCAACCAGAAACAGCTTCAATAGTTACGCCTGTTGAATCAAACTCAGTGACATATATGGAGGTTGCTAAGTCTTCTATTCGGCTCATGATGATTGTTTATGATATTCTTTGAGAAGCACTGAATATAATCTATTTTTATCAGAACTCGGCTCAAAACCTAATTGAGCTGCGGTTGATTGAAGATCTGACAAAGTTTTCCTTTTTAATAGTTTATGAAACTCTTTTAATGTTTCTGCGCCCTCGAAAGCTTCAGATAAAGCGCGCTTTTTTTCCTGATTGCTTGTGTTATTAACCCTTTTCTCCTTTTTCTTTTCTGTGGCAGGCTTTCTCTGTAGAGATTCTTGCTTACCGTTAATAAACGATAGATCGTCGAATTTTTTTGGTTTTTTATTGCTCATATAGTATATTACACTAAAAATTAACCACGCTTTAAATACTCCTGCCTTAATGCGGAGATTAACCTTGTTCTATCAAAACTAGGAGTAAAACCCAATTTCATCGCCATTTCCTGAAGCTCTGAAAGGGTTTTTCTTTTTACTTTTTCTTCAAAATCTTCAATAGAGTCAGAGGCTAGAACCTTAGCCTTAACATCTGTATGCGTACCAATAGATCCCCAATTACCACCTCTCCATTCATGAAATGCTTTAATTAAGGCTTCATCCTGGGTTTGCTGATCCGCAAAAACCCTTGTCGCTGTTTTTTCTGCAAGGGTGGCTTTTTGTACGTGGCTCATTGACTTTAGTTTTCTTTTAAAAACTTTAGGGTTACCAGTCCCAAATGGAGAAATAACATCAACGCCCATAAGCTTTTCCTTTTCTTCGATTTGGTCAATCTCATCCCTTTGTTTGCCATCTGCATATTTCAAGCTCTCCAAAACGCTGTCTTTTTGCATTTGTTCGTTACTAGGTTCGTCGTTTTCAACTGCGGTAGCGATATGCTTTTTAACTTTTTCCATGTATTCTTTTGTTTTTTGCTCGTCTACAGGGATAGCGTCGAGTAATTCATGATGCATCCGTCCTTCTTCATTAATTTGTTCTGATAGATCTTCCATAAGAATATATTAAATCAGAAACGAGCTATTTACACAAAAAAAAGCCGCCCCAAATGGGACGGCTTAGTTTTAAGTATTTAATCTGAATTAAACAGTCACACCAACAAGTGCGCGGTTGTCAAGAACAACACGACCTTCTTCAAGACCACCGAAGTAACCGATCTTGTTTTGGCGGATGCTGTACTGATCGTCAGCGATGAGGCTGAACTCTCCACCGTTTTCGCTGTCAACAGCTACAGGGCGGATAAGAGCCTCACGGCTACGGTCGATACCAACAACGATTTGTTGCGAAGCAGGATTGAAACCACCACCAGCGGCTGCGCCGTAGATAGCATTGAACTTCTGACCAGTACCAAACTCATTAAGCTCAATAACATTGATGCCATAGAACTCAGGAGCGCCAGCAGCACGGTATGCTTCTTCAGCAATAACGTTCGCAGTTTGAACTTCTTGTCCTGCTGCTGCGGTTGTGCCAGCAGCGTTCTTGGTGTTGATTGGATTGTAAGCAATTGCACGAAGCTCTTCAACGATTTCAGGAGAAACGATAATGTCAGTCATGCCACGGCCTTGACGAGCGTCAGGAGTACCACCAACAAAGGAAGTAACAATTCTCTTCGAGCGAGTCGAAAGAGCATTGAGGTCAGCCAAGGTGAAACGATCTGCTGTTTGAGCTGCGATAACGTGAGAAAGACCATTTGTGCTTGCTTCAGCAAGAGCTTTCATGATAACGTTAGCAGAGATTGTGTTTTGCTTGAGAAGAATCTCTTGAGCAACACGAGTCATTGTCTTAGCGACAACGTCCATGCGGCTCTTAGCAGCATAACGGCGATCAAAGCTTACTGCGGAATCAAGGCTATAAGTAGCGATCTTGAGTTCAGCAGATGTTGGGAGAACTTCCGAAGTAGGAAGGCCACCAGCACGGCTTTGACTATATACTTGAACATAATCTTCGTCAGAAACATCGAAATACAGATCCAATGGAATCGAAGGATTGTCATCAGCATTATACTGAAGAGTGGTGAAGAGGTTAGACAATGCTGGAGCATTGTTGATAACTTCTGCGAGAACAGGGCCAATGAATTCGGCAAGAGCAGTTTGTGCTTCATAGGCTACATCGCGATTGCGAGAAGCCATTGCTTTTACGAGTTCGACTTGTTCGGGAGTGTTTTTTAAAGTAATTTTCATATTGTTAAATTCTTTTTTTTATTAACCCAGCTTGACGACTACATAGTCACCAGCGAATTGATCAGTGAGTCCGCCTTGAGAGACGCGTGAACCAGTTCCGAGAACCAGGCCGAGAGAAGAAGCAGATCCTGCAGCGACTCCTCCGATTGTTCCGTCGCCAGCAACTTCAAAGCCGCCACCGATAGTGAATGCTGCAGCGCCAGCTGCGACAGAGTTTGCGCTCAAGGTAAATACACCTTTAGTTGCAACAGGAACACTTTGCCCAGGAAGAATAGCTTGAAGCTCCTCTTTCTTGGTTGTGTTATAAATGAGTTTTTCTCCATTTTCATCAGTCTTAGCTGTTTGATTCAAAGTGAGTCCCAGAGGGAATTCACCAGAAGCAGCTGGGCTAACTTCAAGGGGATTAGTTGGGTACATGTCGCCGCCAACGAAAGGATAATCTGTCTTACCAAGATAAGAATCACTACCATAAGTGATGGTATCTTGGTCGAGATTTCCGTTTGTTACTTTAACAAAAACGCCATTGGAACCTGCGCCATCACCAGTGGTGGACTCAAGAACCGAAGCGGAGTTAAGAGCAAACATATTTACTACGTCATGCTCGTTATATTGTCTGAATGGGAGTAATCTTAATGCCATAATTTTTTTAGTTTAAATATTTTTTATCGAAGGATATTGTCGCGGCTAAACGCAGCAGCAAACTTTTCCTTTAAAGTTGTTTTTGAAGCTTGAGCTTCGTTATTGTTAGGGAGAACAGTGTCAGTAGCTTCTGCATTTTCAAGAGCTTGCTCAACATCAACTTCTTCAGCAACCACTTCTTCAGTGATTTCAGAGGCTTCTGCTGTAGTAAGACGCTTTTCAATTTCTGCTTCAACACGAGCTTTGATTTCATCTTCGATCTTCGCTTTAGCTTCTTTATTTTTAGAAGCCCAAAAAACAGCGAGTTCATCTTTGAAAGATGCGAAAGATTCTTCGGTATCATCGAGACCTTTAATCTTCTCAGCAATAAAAGAACTATCACTTTCTTCAAGATCGTAAATAGAATCGATTTCTTCCATACGTGCGTTGAAACGAGCAACAGCTTCTTCAGCTCTCTTCTCTGATTCAAAACCGTCAATGCGCTCTTGAGCTACCTTAAGTTCCTCTTTGATAGATTCTACAGAATTTTGAAGCTCTTCTCTCGCAGCAGCGATTTCAGCCTTCTCTTTTTCCGCAGCCTCAAGGGAAGCTTGGTACTCGTCATCTTTTTGTTTAATGGCTTCGGCAAAAGTCGAAGTCATGCCAGCGACTGCTTCTTCAGAAAATTTCTTTTCTGCGAGAGAGTCCTTTAATTCTGATAAGAGTGTTTCTAAGTCCATGATTTTAGTATTGTTTACAGTATTTTTTAAATTTTGTGAAATTTTGTCAGATATTTTTTGCAAATGCTTAGCCTGTCCTTGATTGGAGTTGGACATAGACTCTTCTTTTTCGCTTTCCTCGTCCTCTTCCATATTATTGTCTTTTTCATATTCGTTGCTAATAAGACCTTTTACATTTGCGGCTGGCTTCATAGTAAAACCAATACCAAGTGGATACACATTACCAGTAATCAAGCGATAAACTGGGCGACCATCTTCAGTCATTCCTTTACCACCGAAACTTCTTAGCATGCCCTTCATTTCGCTTACCTTTTCTGGATCGGAAATTATTTCGGCGTCCTTTAAATTCTTACTACCGATAGCAATGCTGTATTCACTAAACCCAATTTCCCAACTTGCAGAAATTGTATTGTACATGCTGTTTTTTGGGTTAGTGCTATTTTCAAGCATATCAAAAAACTCTCTATCAACGGTTTTGTAAACGACTGCTCCAAGAGCAATATTAAATGGGTCTTTTTCATTTTCGTCTACATTAATTAAAACAGTGCTATCTGAATAATCGCTGAATCCAGCATTGACAATATGCCCCACAACTTTCTTCTTGTTGTGTTCTATATTGGTTGGCTTATGAATGAATTGTTGTACAGATTCGATTGCGGTTTTGGTGTCGATGCCGTCTCCATTTTTATTAAACTCGTTCACAACAGCAGCATTAAACGCCACACCCATTAAGTCTATATTTTTTTCTAAATCTACAGAAGTGGGTATTAAAGATCTTAAATTTTCAATATTAGCTTTGCTTACATTGATGCCAGCTATATTTTCGCAGGCTTTAATCTCAAATTCAAAAGTTGTGGTATACTTATGCATCCTTTTTCATTTTTTCAAGAATTGCTTTTTGTAAAGCTGCAGGGAGTTGTTTTTGTTTTTCTGTTAATCCACCCTCACCGACTTCATTCATCATAGCTCTCATTTTGTCGTACTGCATTGAGCAGGCTGCGTAGGTTTCTTTGTCTCCCATTTCTGCCGTATCAATCAGAGCTTTATCATCCATAGCACAAACACTCATGTATGATTTGTACATAGCTTCTTCTTTTTCGCTATATTTTTTAGCAATCGAGATTTCTATATCTCCGTTAGAGCGTTTTATATCCGCTACGAGTGGGTTTTTAATTTTTTTCATTTTGAATGGTGTAAAATTGCTGAAGGGTAAATCTCTAATCTGTGTGCTTCTGAAATACTAAGAACACCTTCCAGTGAGCCTAGTTTTTCGATTTCACTAAAATCGTTTACACAAGAAGTAACGGTTTCTGTCCAATTTTCTTTTTCTGATGCGCAGATAACAGATTCACATAATTGGCTTATCATTTTTTCTTGGTTTTCGTCGAGAGACTCTATGTTTAGTTTTTCTAGCATTTTTTCTTTAGCTATAGAATTCAATGCCTCTATTTCGTAAATAGTGCCTTGAATATTTTCTCTAGAAAATTGATCCTTAGAACCTTCTGGGCGACCAGACATACCTTTTGTTGGTTTGTTGGTTTTTTCTGGTTCTTCTTCGCCAGTTTCTGGGTCAATCATAGGAACTCCACCAACTATTGGGTTGAAATAACCCTTCTCTCTTTGTTCTACAAATTTTTCTTGAGCTTTTTCTAGGTTTTCTGCCAAAGGAAATTTTCCAGTTTGAAAAAGTTCCATTCCTTGCTCTGCGGTAATAAGACCAAGCTCCATAAGTCTTGTAGCGACTCTCATCAATTGAGTTTCGTCGCGTAAATCAATATCTTTAAACTTAACAGTCGGGTAGGATCTAAAACCCAAGTCCAAAGCAATTCTGCGAATTTCTGGCTGCAAAAAGTCTTGGATAAATGCCTCACGAGCCTCCTTGAGTCTATCCAAAAAGACACGAGTCTTCATTTCAGCGCCATTATACTTATCGTCATTCAGTGCTATATTCTGTAGACCGTCTTTGATGTCCTGGTTAATAACTTCATACTTACCAGGACCGACTACTTTATTGATATCTGGAATAACAAAATCTGCTTTTGTCGTGTAGTCAGAAACTAGAACACGGCCAACAGATTCGTTTTGGAAAAGGGTTTGCATAGCCTTTACATTGTTGGGATTAATACCTCCTTTGTCTGGCTCCGCTCCCATTGTGATCATAAGAATTACGTTCTCAACTGTCCTCATGATAGCTTGGTCCATCTTCTTCATTTCCATCTTCGCATTAATGTCTTCAAGAACTGGGTAACCGAACGGGATAGCGAATGGCTCGTAATCTTGTTTTTTATAAAAACTATACGACATTTTTTCGTTTTTTAAATTTATTTGAAGTCCGTCTTTAAAATAAGCACCGTCCTTGATTTGTTTTTTAACTTCTGGGTCCAAGGCGTCAAACACAGCCTTATCATAATCGTTTTTAGGACTAGCTAATCTTTCTATGTCGAACTCAGAAAGTATTTTTGCGTAACCTCCATCTTTTGTGTTAAATACAGTGCTACGTTTAGCTACTATTTCAAAAGGATTTAAAACAACATATTTCAATGGAAACTTATTCAAAGAAGGTCCATCCGAAACCGTTTGGGAAAACTTTTTATAATCTTCTATACTGAATTTGCCGTCTACTCTGTATAGGAAAATATTTCCACTTCTATAATACTCTCTAAAGTACTGATCTTTAAGATCCCAAATTTTAATCCTATCAAGAAGCTTTTCGAAAAATTTTCTAGAAGTTGAATTGCCGCCCTCTAAATAAAGTTCTGCATTAGCAAACTCTGACATCATGTCTATAGTATTTCTAAAAATAGGCACATTAGCGTAAGCCTTTTGGCAAAGTTCGATAGCGTCTCTTACATTGACCCCATCAGAAGCCATTTCATAAGGCAACATTCCAGCTCTAATTTGACTAAACTTGTTAATAGGGGCCGTAACAGAAGATCTATTTATTCTTGTGCTTGTGGAAGACGATGAGAGGTTACTCACAGAACCAGATCGACTGTACGACCCCTGGGAAACATGATATGCCGCGCCCGCTGTCATAGGTTCGACAACTTCTTGAGGTTTTTGAGCTTCTGGGGCAACCCTTTTAAAATTATTCCAATACTCGGACTTTTTTGTGTATTTTCTTTTAGGCATAATGTATTATAAGTTACTTTACACAATTTAAAAGTTACTTTTTTAACTTTTTTAAATAAACATAGGCGTAAAGCCTTGATTACTTTCTTCTGGTACATCCATCATGTCATAATAAATATTCATTCCCCAGTTGCCCAGTACCAGAGCGGAATAGGAATCCTTTCTTGGCCTATCCACTCCCTTCTGTCTTTTTAGGTTGCTGGGTAAATCAAAACTTTGAGTACCACCATTAGAACTAGAAACTTGAATCAAAGCACATTCAGCCTTTGTTAAATCAATTATGTCTTTCTGGTGTTCTATAAATTCAATCATTTTTGCGCCAGCATTCTTTTCGTCTTCGTATTTAGAAAATTTTAAATCTTTTATTGGTATTTTTTTAGCTCTCTGCATCGAATAATTGTCATCCATAGCTGTCGCTGCAAAATAAAGTCTTTTTCTGTCAAAAGCAGTCTGCAACATTTCGTTACCATTTCTAATCCAAACAGAAGTTGGTTTCCGTAAGTAACAGATAGTTTTATTTGAGACGTTGTAACCCCTCCTCGCTTCTTTTAGATCTTTTACATAATCATGTGGGTTATCTAAACCAGCATCGAACATACCTATTTCTAGTTTATCTTTCTTAAATAAATCACTTTCGTTGCAAGAGTTCATAAATTGAACACCACCATTGTAGTCACCCACAACCATAATTACGTTAAAATGGTCAATAATATACTTAAAGTAAGTCATGTGCTTTTTTAGGTTTGTGCCAGGTAGAGCATAACTATGCACAACAACACCTTTTTTTTCTTCTGGTATTAACTTAATAACCTGCATAGCAAAATCATCAGAAGCTTCAGATTCGGACCATGATGGGTCAAATGCTAGTATGTATTCAGCGCCCGCTTCCCCTGCAACCTCAACCGCTGGTGATTCCCCATCTTCAATAGTACATTCAGCCATCTTGCTTATCTTGAAATAACCAGCGCTGTCATCTGTGAATTGAGCATTAAATTCTCGATCAATTTGAGATTGACTCATAGTACCTCTTGCTTGGCTTATAAGATTTTCATCATATAAAGCTTTGGGAGCGCAATCATAGCTAAACTGCATAATACATCTTCTGCCTTGGTTTTTAGCACCAGGATTAAAGATCATATTTTCATAAGCCTGATACATTTTATATAAATATTCAAACTTGTAAGATGCTGACGAAAGACCTATCATTTTATTAGAAGGCCACTCTGTACGCTCTTCCTCTGTCATTTTACCAGCGGCAATCATAGCGTCTTCTGCGTCGCTAATTTTTTGTCTTTCTTGTGGGTTTTCTACAACAGCCAAGAAAGGCATAATGACTTCATTCAAAACCTTTTCTGGCATAAGCAAAAGTTCGTCTACAATAATTCTTTGAAAACGGAAACCACGAAGTTTTTCACCATCTCCAAGTGGTAAAGCTGTAATTCTGCTTTTGCCTATCTGCATAGACCACTCATCATTTGATTTACTAACCTTACCAATACACTGCCTAAATAATTCTGCTTTTTTGTCCAAAGATATATCTTCAATCTTGCGAAAAATCATTTTTGATTGCCGAAAAGACTTTGAAATAATACCTATGTGAACTCCTTGGTTTAGCATGGCGTCCAGTAAAGCGAAAATGCCCGTAGAGAAGGACTTAGACATACCTCGGGACCATACTCCCAAAAAGTAATCATTCTCCATCATAGCCTTTACAGCCATATGTTGAAAAGGGAATAATTCAACCCCAGTCAACAACTCTGTTGTGAATGTGACATTGTCTCTTAAGAATTTATACAAATAATACTTGGCTTTGTTATCTTCGAGGTAGCCATCAAGATCTAAAATCTTTTTGTTGATATCTTCCCTATCTAATGGCTTTTGATTTCCTGTATCCCAACTCATATTTGCTCCTTATCTAAAAAATATTGTACATCTACATCCCAAAGTTTGTCGCCTAAATATAAAAGCTTCGGAATAATTTCTTCGCTATGTATTCTGTTGTCAGTAAAAATAAATTGACAATTACCAGCGAACTCGTGTTGTATTGAAATCATGTTAGAGAATACCCAACTCAGTTTTGGCGCTCTTCTACCTTTTGTAAAAATAGCTTCCTTTTCAATTGTTTTTATTGGTTTTTCTATAACTATATACATATAACTATCAAGCTCTACGCATCTTTTCATTTCTTTTCTAAATCTATCAACCTGCCCCCCAAAGGTAGATAAAAAATCGCCAGAACTCTTTCTATCTACGAATGTATTAGAAAAATCCTTACCACCTAATGTATAATCTCCAAAATCTAATTTTAAAATTTGGGATTTGGGAAATTCTAATGGCTGCTGCTCTCTAGTATCGATTAATACTTCGACATCAATATCTTCCTTAAACTCTTTAGGCATGCCTTTATAAAATATTGGCTCAACTCCCATCACGTCACAAGCTTTTGTATATGTACCAAAATGCTCCTTAAAAACATCCAGGTCTGGTAATTGTCTTTTTAAAAGCTCAAGATGGAACGGAGCATTTTTATAATTCTTTTGTTTGATTCTCCTTTTGGCTAATTCAATTATATATTCTTTAACTTCTTTAGGATCGGATTTTTTGCACCAAGCAACTAATTGAGATCTATTAATAAAATCATTCTCAAAATACTCCTCCTTCTTCTTGAACGGTAGAGGGTTACCATTAAGTTTGTTGAAACGCGGGTAGTGTTTTACATAATAATCTGCCACATAAATTTTATGAGCTTTAAGGTGACCATGTAGGGATTTTTCAGAAGTAAATTCTGATCCGCATTCCTTGCATTTATAAGACATCTTCGATACCAATTCCCAAAACTCTAGCTTTCCACGCAGACATCCCCTCTAGACGTTTGGCTTCCTTTTTGATTACTTGTTTTTGCATTTCGGCTATCTTGACCATATTTTTTCTTTCCTCTTCTTCTTGAAATAATTGGACAATAGATAGAAATGATGCTGTGTCCTTTTGTTGGTTTGCTAAACGCGTACCACGGTCACCCTGGAGCTTCTTTGTTAGATTTTCGATACGAGTCTCGCATTGATGATATTCGGAACTTTTGGCTTTGATAATTTCCGCTAAACGGACAGTCATTTCATCTTGGTGACCAGCATCCTCAAACATCTCGTTTAATTTTTGCAAATGACCAGTAATTAACTCTAAGTTAATAATTTCCTTGCCCACATTCATATATAAATTAAGTTCGTCAGCAGTTAGGTCTGGCTTGTCCCAAGTAAGTCGTATAAATTCTTGCTCGAATAACTCTTTGTCTCTGGGGCTGATATAATTATTAACAATAGCGACAAATCTAGAGTTACTAAGATTTATCCGCAGTTTATCACAACAAGTGCGTGCTGCCCTAGATAGCTTTCCCTCTTCCAACCCGACACCAGTTGAGTCATTAATCTTTTTAATTAATCTGGAGATGGCTTGTGGTGCAATATAGTTTCCAGAGGAATCTTGGCCTTTTTCTTTTTCTTCTTCTCTTTCTTGGTTAACCAACTCATTAATAACACGCCACTCCTTAGAAAGTCTTTTTACTGGTTCTTTAAAAACAATATCAGCGATCTCTGATGTGTTCATCCCATCTCTTTTAAACTCTTCTATTTCAGATAACTGTTCTTTGGTGAGGGTTATATCGCTCGCCTTATCATGTTTTGTGGTTTTGGTTTTATAACCATTTTTGGCTAGAAATTTCGTGACAGTTCTGCCTTCCTTGGAGCGTCCGTCAAGATTTTCGTCTGCAAAAACGGTTCTAGTAATGTTTATAATATTAGGGTCAGTTTTAAAACTTTCTAAAATTAAGTTTTTTTGATCTTCGGACAATTGAATCATAAAATATCCTTTTCTTTTATTATTTCTCTAGCTTTTTCCTGAAAAATTTTCTTAAGATTTTTGATTTGTTTATACCCAGCAGAGCGTTTTCGTTCATTTGTTTTAAAACCTAGATATTTAGCCACATCCTCTTCGCTATTGTTATTAATAAACAACATCTTAAAAGCGTTAAAATGTCTAACGCTTAAATGCGGTCTCATTTCGTTGGCGAGTTTTGTTGCAGCTTTCTCTAAGTCTAAAAAATTATCTTGATGCTCTCCCACCTCATAAATATGATTTTCCATTGTGACTGCTAATTTTATATCGTATGCCGCTTTCTTTTTTTTAGACCACGCTTTATACTCTTCACAAGAGCTGTCTTGAATGCCGCTTTTATTTTGGGCGCAACCATCTCCACCATTATTAAACTTGCACCTCAAGCACGGTCTAACAAAATTTCCATAATAGTTTCTTAGTAAGTTTTTAAATTGATTAGAGACGACCCTATTCAACCAAGGTTCAACAGGTTTAGATTGATCCCACAGATGCCATTTTTTATATATGTGAGTCATGATGATCTGTTTAATATCATCATAATCTATATAAGCTACAGCATCTAAATCCCACTTTGATCTTTTTCTTTCTAACGCTTCTTCGATTTCTTTAATTTTTTCTCCAAAAGAATACATTATAGATCATTTATGTCTCTAACTGTTTTTTGTCGCCTCTTGGGGCTTTGATTTCCCCCGATAGAGCCTATGGTTTGCTGAAAGCTTGCCCCAAAATCTTCAATCTCATATTCTAGCTTAGAGATATTGGGGATAAAATTAGCGTCAGTATAACCATCTGCATCTTCCACAGATTTTGCTACCACACTTTTGGTAGTGGTTTCGGTCTTAGCTTTTTTTTCCCCCGATATCGCAGTGCCGCAACTCGGACAAAAATTGGGAGGGGTGAATTTATATTCTAGTTTAGTTCCACAATCAAAACAAAATTTAGTCATACTCCATTATAAAGTAAAACATAATTTTTTAAATTTTAATTTTTTTCTAACTTAGAAACAATAAATTTAAGTATTTCACTTCTCTTGATATCCTCTACCCCAAATCTTGTACAATGAATTCCATTATCCTTAGATTCTTGATCGTCAAAAGCATCAAAGATACTAGAAAATCCACTATTGCGGATATCACTTTGCATCATATCGCCACAAATAATAATCTTAGAATCTTCGCCTATTCTTGTTAGGACAGTCATAAGCTCATTATAACAAAAATTCTGAGCCTCGTCTATAATAACTATTGTGTCGTTCCAATTAGAACCTCTGACAAAATTAACAGGCATACATTGAAAAAGATTTTTTTCTTTAAGTATTTTGATTTCCGAAGGCTGGACCATTTCTTCGAGTTTGTCGTAAAATGGGCTAGCGAACACACCGAACTTCTCATCAATAGATCCAGGGAGCGACCCAAGGCTCTTTTGAGAGCTTTCAGCTATACTTCTGATGTACAGAATATCTTTTTCAAGGTCTGCGTCCATCATCATCTGCAAGGCTGAATACACAGCCATGTAGGTTTTTGCGGTTCCAGCAGGTCCAGCCAAAAACATTAATTTTGTTTCTGGGTCTAAAGCTGTTTTTAAAAAATCAACCTGGTTTTGAGTAAATTTAAATTTACGTTCCTTGAATCTAATCTTGTGACTCAATTGTTTGAATTCTAGTTTCGACATTCATATAATATTACACTTTTACTCTATCCTAAGTACTGCCCAAGAGTGAATTCTAATATAAAGATCCGAAAACCCATTATAGAAAAATATAGAATCAGGTTGGCTACTATCCATGAAAGCCTCCGTTAGCACCCTGTTCGGTTCGCTGTCAAGCGCAAAGTCTACATTATAAAGACGGAGATCTTCCTGTCTGTCACTGGGATCCCCCATTCGGAGCGATTCTTTACTTATGTCCTTGCCATTAATGATGTTTCTTAAGTTTTCCGTGCTGGCGTCGGAAATTCTGCAACCAGCAGCGTATTGATGGTTTCTGCGGGGTCTATTAGCTATTGGTTCAAATGGTGGCGATTCGTAAAAAAACGGATTTACTCGATAACCTGGACGATTGGCTCCAAGAACATTCAGGTCCGCTCTGGTAATTTCTAAGCCCCAAAATGACGCATAATCTCCTGACGCGTTGGGGTCTATACCCGAGCCTGAAGCTTCGTAGTAAGGGTTCGCTAATCCGTATGTTCTTGGGGCAATATAGCCAGCAGTTGTGGTGATTGTAGGAATCGCATCCGCTTGTCTGCCTCTGGCACTCAAAATTTCTTCGCTACCTGTTACCCACACTAATTTATGTTTACCATTAACACCGACATCATCTGGTTCAATGAAATTTGAGTTTGGAATTGGTTGAGTTGAATATAGTTTGTTTAAATAACGTTGGGCGTCGACCCCCGTACTATTGCTAAAATCTATAGCGTTACCCTGCCATCCGATGAATCCAGAACAATCGGGATCAAAAGGTAAACTCTTAACATCGTTGTCTCTCATAATCCCAAAAAAAGAATTAGAAACATTTGTGATACCACCAGCGTCGTATCTCATAACACCAGTCCCGTTTGTTGTGTCTGTTATCGGTGTATTGTACTTAGCGTCAGAACTTGAGCTTAGCCCTGTTGTGCTGGTAAAACTCCAGATTGCGGCTAATCTAATTTTAGTCCAATCCTTACCAAAAGAAAATGGAACCTGGTAAGCTGTATAAGGTTCTAAAACTAAACATTTTTCGCCCGTACCTTGATATAATGTATCCTCTATTTGTTTATTATAAATAATCCCTGCCATATGAATTATTACACTTTATTTGATTGATATGACCACCCAAGAGTGAATTCTTATATTAATATCGTCAAACCCATTATATAAAAACAAAGAATTTGGCAGATTGTTTTGGTTAAATTCAGAATTAACTGCTGGATTATAAATTGGGGCCGCTGGGTTATCAAGGTTTATTTTATTTTCAACCGCGGTTGGAGTCTCGTTTTTGAGAAAGCCTCCATAAACTATTTTTTTTATGTTTTCTTTACTTAAATTATTTATTTTACAATTCGGGTTATACTGATCGTTTAAAACAGTAACACCGTCTTCCAAAAAAAGACTTGAATCATTATAGTATAAAGGCAGGACCTCATACGAGTGTTTGTTGGAGCGGTTTACAACATTTACTTCGATGCCCCAAAATGACGCAAAATTTTCTTCTCCCTCTGGACTAATGCCAGAAGGGTTAGGGTTTTTTAATCCATATATCCTTGGAGCAATCGAGCCTACAGAACCGTTGGCGGTATACACAGCCTGACTATCTACTACCGATTCGCGACCAGTAGACCAAATAAAATTACTTGGGTTAATATTTATGCCACTATAATTCAAATCACTTGATAT